AGGGCCTTGACACGCATGCAGGGACCGTGCCCACCGGCGGGACCTTCGATCCCTTCTTGTTCATCCGCGGCATCGGCAAGTACCTGGCGGCGCACGCCGACGAGTACAGCGAGCTCAAGGACCTGCACGACGAGCAGTGGACGGACAAGGTCCTGACCACCTTGAGGAAACTCAAGCAGGAGGACGTCCGCGTACCGGGCATGCACCACGTCGACGACGTCGTGCACATGGACGAGGAAGGCCACGCCGAGATCTCCCCCGGCATTCCGGTGCCCAAGGGCAAGCCCGTCCCCGCCGACTACGGCGAGGAGACTCCGAGGGAAGAAGGTCTGGTCCCAGTTCGTGCACCATGGAAGGGCGCCAGCCCGATGGACGTCGCGGCGTACCGTCAGGCCCTGACCCGGGCTGGTGAGTTCTGCCGCGGCCTTGGCAACATCTGGTCCGAGGACCTCGGCCGGGTGGCGGCGGATAAGTGGAACGGCGAGACCATCGTCGCGTCCCCCGCGCCGTCAGTACGTGAGGACAAGCTCAAGCGGATCCGTGAGACCGTCGCACAGGCCTGGAGGGAGAAGAAGACAGCGAAAGCGCTGGCTTCCGACCTGGCCAACGCCACAGGGGACTACACCCGCAACTGGGACCGCATCGCCCGCACGGAGCTGCAGGCGGCCTACAATGACGGCGTGGCCATCGACGCCTTCCAGGCTTTCGGCAAGGAGGCGCAGGTCGCCCGCATTCCGGAACGGCGTGCATGCACCGCGTGCAAGCGGCTGTTCCTGGGATCCACTGGGCTGCCGGTCATCTGGAAGGTCACGGAGCTTGCCAAGAACGGGACCAACGTCGGGCGCAAGCGCGCCGAGTGGCAGGCGACCCTGTTCCCTGTGCACCCCAAGTGCATGTGCGGAACGATGATCGTTCCTCCCGGAATGTACGTTCTTCCTACAGGAAGGCTCGTGCGCGGTAAGCCGTAGTCTGGTACGATAGCTGGTACGATATGGTCCTGGAGGACACGATGATCGACATCAATGACTTCTTTGGCTGGACGAGCACGATCGAGGAGAACGGCGATCCCGTCCTCAAGGCGGACCCCGACCGGCCCAAGAGCGCCAGAAAGGAGTTCGACGATCTCCCCGTCGCCAAGGTGGTCGGCCTGCTGACCGCCGGCGGAAAAGACTTTCAGGGCGAGGACATCGACCAGACCGGCATCGACTGGGACTACTTCCGCAAGTCCGGCTGGGTGAACTATGAGCACCAGCAGGGCATGGAGAACGTCATCGGCTATCCCGATCCTGACGGCATCGAGGAAGCGCTGGACGCCGAGGGCAACCCGGCTACCCGCGTCACCGTGTGGATTCTGCTCGACAAACGGGGTCAGGAGATCTACGACAAGATGAAGATGCTGCAGAAGGCGGGCAACCGCCGGCAGTTCGGATTCTCGATCGAGGGTCAGGCCCTGGAACGCGACCATACCAACCCAAAGCGCATCACCAAGTGCCGCGTCAAGAACGTGGCGCTGACCGGTCACCCGGTCCGGGACACTGCTCGTGTGGAGATCGTCAAGGGCTTGGCAGCCTCGCTGGTCGGTCTTGATCTGGCCTCTGTGAATAAACCGGCGGCTGGCGTGGACGACGTGGACTCCGGGACGCCCGCATTGCAGTACAAAACTGCGGACAAGGATCTGCGTAAGATCCTGCCCGATTCGCCGGTCGGCCAGTACCAGAAGAAGACTATCTCATACAACGATCTGTGTGATCTTGTCCGCAAGTCGTTTCCGCATATCGGCGAGCCTGATGTACGGAAAGTCGTGGACCGGATCGTGCAAGTAGCGAAGGAGCGTGAGAAATCACACCCTTGACAGCATGTAACCGCTGGCCGTACCCTTGATGCGTACGCCAGCCCTCTTTGGGCGCGAACCCCTCTGGAACAGGAGTACATCATGAGCGCACCGTTGAATCCGGCCGAGCAGGATGCCAAGGCCGCCGAGAAGAAGGCCAAGAAGGAGCTCATGAAAGAAAAGCTCCAGAAGGGCTGTGGCGAATACATGGAGAAGGGTTTTTCGAAAGAGGAAGCCCTCAAGAAGGCCAAGAAGGACCTCAAGGAAGCCCAGAAGAAGGAAGTGGCTAAGGCCCTCAAGGCGCACATGTCGGAAGGCATGGAGCCCGAGGAAGCCATGAACAAGGCCATGGACGAGCACGGCTATGAGGACGAGGACGACGGCGACGAGGACGACAAGAACCTCCCGGTCGACGGCGTCAAGAAGGCCCTCGAGGACGTCGCCAGCATCCTGGGCCAGCCCCAGATGAATCAGGCGCTCGTGTCCAAGGACAAGATGGACGAGCTGGTCAAGAGCCTCGATGGCTCGGCCCGCGGTCAGTTTGAAGCGGTGCAGGGCGAGCTGTTCCACACTCGCAAGGTCCTGCGCGAGTACGTCGATAGCACCCGCGCCCTGGGCAAGGCCGTCCAGGCGATGGGCGAGGAACTGGTCAAGGCGTTGAGCGACCTGCAGTTTGCGCAGGCGGACAGCGTCAAGAAGTCGTTGTCGGCTGAGACGGTGCCCGCGCACCTGTCGACGCCCAAGGCGGCGGAAACGCCCCGCGCCGTTGAGACCAAGGTGGTCCCGACGCCCGCGGAAAGCGCTGAGACGGCCAAGGTTACGGTGGGTGACTTCATCGAGAAGGCGAACAGCTGGATCGAGAGCAACCCCCGCGATCCGATCGTCAAGTCGCTCGCGAGCGCCATCGGTGAGCTCTGCTCGCCCGGTGGTGACCTCAAGGCGCATGTGGATCAGTTCGGCAAGACCATCGGTCTGGTGTAAGGGTACGGATCACAAGGTAGACTTTCCTCCGCTTGGAGGTTGCCGTAAGGCAGAAGGACTGGGATCATGGATGCCTCTTTGTTCAACTCTCTCGCAGGCGGCGCAGTCTCGTTGAACGAGGCGCAGGTCAAGTACCTGGTCGCTGCCCTCAATGACAACCTCAAGAAAGCGCAGGATGCGTCGACGGTCGGTTACCAGACCGGCGCGACAAATGTCCCGGACGGCGGCGGCCTGTCGCCGCTGCTCCCGCAGTCGATCGACCCCGTCCTCACCTCGCTTGCCATCGCGCAGGACGAGCTGATGATGTGGAAGATGCTGCCCAAGGACACGGCGACGCAGACCCTGCATGAGTACCGTCGGCGCGTCAAGCACGGTTCGCTGGTTCAGGACCACAACGTGAGCGAAGGTTCGGCGGGCAACAACAGCTCGTCGACCTACGACATGAAGTCGGTCCGCATCAAGTTCTGGTCGGTTCGCCGTGAGATCACGGACGTCGCCGCCGGCTTGACGGGCATCGCCCCGGCCAGCAACCTGCTGACCGAGCACACCAACGAGGCCGCCTTCGACCTGCTCCGCAGCGTCGAGATGGATACCTTATTCGGTGACTCGGACTTCATCTCGTCCAAGTGCGACGGTGTGATCAAGCAGATCGCGACCTACGGCAAGACCGAGGACCTGGCCGGCGCGCCGATCACCCTGGACCGCATCAGCCTGACCCTGCGCAAGCTGGCTCAGCCGACGTCGGCCCGCGGTGGCGTCCACCCGACCCACATCCTGACCACGCACGCGATCTGGAATGATCTCGAGCGTCAGGAGCGCAAGTCGGGCGCCCGCTTTGACAAGACCACGTCGGAGCCGAAGTTCTACTTCGGTGCCGAGGCGATCAGCGTCCTGGGTCCCAAGGGCAACATCCCGATCATCGCGGTGCCGTTCCTCGACGACCAGGCCATCATCGGTCTGCCGTCGGACTCGGCTCTCGATCCAAACGCCACGGCTCCTGCGACCCCCACGGTGGTGGGTGGTGGTACGGGCGTGACGCACCCGGCGGATGCGGCCTCGAAGTTCCTTGCGGCGGACGCGGGCAGCTACTACTACAAGGTGGTGGCGCACAATGCTGACGGCTTCTCGGCTCCTTACACTTCGGCTGCCATCCCGGTTGCCGCCGGTGAGAAGGTGCTGTTCAAGTTCGACATCCCGGGCAGCAAGCTGCCGACGTACTACCGCATCTACCGCTCGCCCAAGAACGGCGCGGCCGCTGACGCGACCTACCTGTTCTCGACGAAGTACGCGACCAACGCCGGCCTGGTGGAGTTCAGTGACCTGAACGCCGTCAAGCCCAACACCGGCCGCGTCCTGTTCTGGACCAACGACAAGGATCACGTGTGCTTCTACCGGCTGCTGCCGATGGCGCGCATCCCCTTGGCGAAGATCCAGCTGACCACGCCGTTCTCGATCTTCATGTCGGGCGCCCCGCAGGTCAAACTGCCGGAGAAGTTCTACATGATGACCAACGTCGACTACGCGGCGGCGCTGTAACAAGCCCGCTGAGTCCACCTGAGTGACGGAGAATCCCATGGCCTGGTTTGCTAAGCTGCCCCATATGTTCGGTGGAAATGTTGTGCTGCACAACTCTTTCTACGTCAAGAACAATGGCAAGCTCGAGCCCCAGCCGGAACCGAACAGCCCGGACTTTGCCCGGTGCCAAATGTTCCCGGACCTCTTCACTCAGGTGGACGTCGCCGACGAACCGGCCGAGGGGACCTCGGTCGTGTCGCAGGAGCCGGCAGTGCCTGCTCCCGACGCGGCCGAGGTTGCCATCGTCCCCGAATCAGTCCCTACGCCGTCGATTATCGGCTCGACCGGGTTGATCGAGTCGCCGACGGTTACCAAGCGCGTCAAGTCCAAGCTCGGAGGCTAAGGCCATGAATCTCAATCAGTTCACCACTGACGAACTCGCCATTCTCTCCGCCTGGACGGACCAGCTTGCCCTGGCCGCCGATCTCGAAGGCGGCTACAACCCGCTGAACACCCCGCGCCTTGGCGGTCTCGCCAAGCTGTTCTGCGACTTCCTGGTCAGCGGCGGCGGCGTGGGCTTGGCCATCATCAACAAGACCGGCGGTTCGCTGGCGGCCAACAAGGCCGTCTACATCTCCGGCTACGACACCGTCTCGGGTTGCTTCAAGGTGGCGCTTGCTGCGCCCACGACGACCAAGGCTGTCGGCGTTCTCGAAGTCGCGCTTGCGGATGGTGCCACGGGCACCCTGCGCAGCAACTTCCTGCTCGCCAACTCAGGTCTGAATACAGCCGCCGCCAGCTTGGGTGACGCTGTATACCTCGCGGCCTCTGGCGCCCTGTCGCTGTCAGCCCCGACGGCGGACGGCGCATTCACCCAAGTGGTCGGCTACGTGCAAACGCTGTCGGCCAGTGGCACGGTTCGCATCGCTCCGCAACCCACGGCTCCCACGGCTACCCGCGTGGAAGTGACGGTGTCGGCTGCGACTGGCATCTACTCGGCCGCGGCCCCGACCGGCTGGGCGAACAGCGACGCACTGGTCGGCACCTACGCGGGCGACGCCACGAACAGCGTCTACCTGCTGTTCTGCAAGATCAGCGCCGGCAACCTGGTCGTCAAGATCTCGGGCGACCCCGGTGCCACCCCGGCCACGGTGCATGTCGTCCGTGTGCAGGCCCTGCCGTTGGCGGCGTAAGCCTCTTCCTGCCTTGCGGCCGCCCGGGATTGCTGGCAGGCTGACAGTGTAGGAGACGGGCCATGGCAGTCACCAGCATCTACGACATCCTGACCCCCGCGTGGGTACGCTCGACGTACCTCGCGGGGATCGATATGACCGACGACCTGGGCACATCGTTTGCCGACGAGACCATCCTGATTGGTCTGCGGCAAGCGATTGCCCAGATCGAGCAGCGGCTCAGCATCACCGTCGACAGCATCAAGGTCACCAACGAGCGGCACGACCTGTACACGGATGGCCGCTGGTCGTACTGGCCTTTCTATCTGCATCACTGCCCTGTGCAGAAGGTGACGGACTTCCGCGCCAAGTACGGTCAGGTCCTCAACCAGCCCATCCCGGTGAGCTGGCTGACGATCAGCAGCAAGGATCACGGGCGTCTCAACGTCACCCCGTCCAATGAGCAGATCCAGCAGATGCAGTCGATGCTCGGCACGCCGTTCATCTTCTGGAACTCCGGCTTCGCCCCGGGCTTCTTCGTGTTCGAGTACCTGGCCGGCTTTCAGACCTTCACAAACACCTCGGCCTTTGTCATCGGTGAGACCAGCAAGACCGTGACGTTTGCGACGGACGAGGTCTTTGAGAGCAGCGAGTACTACACGGTGTTCCAGCTGGTCAACCCGGACCCGGCAGATGCCTCGATTATCCCGGTCGCCGTCAGCAAGAATATCGACGGGATGACCATCAAGCTGTCGCGCGCACCTATTGCGCCGTTGACGATTAGATGGTTTTTGACGAACATTCCTGATAATCTTCGGCACGTTATCGGTTTGCTGGCTGCAATGCACCCTTTGACGATCGCGGGTGATCTCGTGCTCGGCGCAGGTGTGACCAGCCGCAGTATCGGTATCGACGGTCTGAGCCAGTCTGTCAGTACGACCAAGTCCGGCGCACAGGGTGGAGCCTTCGCGGCACGCATCAAGATGTACCGTGAGGAATCGGACAAGACGATGGAAGCGCTCAAGAGCCGCTACCGCCTTACCAATCTCACGGCAATCTAAGGAGGTGAGGCATGGCCCTGTATCCTCCCCGCCAGCCCGTCCAGCTCCATCCTCGG